ATACAAGAACATTTTTATAGATGCACTTACTCAATCATTCGGGGTTAGCGGCTCAGAAGGTATGCGCCTCACCTCAACAGGGTTGGGTATTGGTACAAGTTCAATTTCAAACAGGTTAACTGTTCGTGGTGCGGTAACAACGAAAACAACAGCAATTCGTTGGGAACGAGGCGAAGATGGTTTAGTTGCTGGCGGCTTGGGTTATTACTACGATTCAGAAAACTCTCTTGCAATAGGGGCAGTAACAAACCATCCACTAAAATTTATTGTTAACGACACAACAAGAGCCACAATTGATACCTCAGGAAATCTTGGCTTGGGCGTTGTACCGAGTGCTTGGAGTGCTTACAAGGCAATACAAACAACAGGTGCTTCGTTTATTGGTTATTCAGATGGCGCATCAAATAACCAAGCAATGGTAGTTGCAAACGCATTTTATGATTCTGGAGCAAATTGGAAATACATTTATACCGACAATGCTTCTCGGTATCAGCAACTTGACGGACAACATATCTGGTACAACGCCGCATCAGGCACAGCAAATACCAATATCTCCTTTACTCAGGCGATGACTCTGGATGCAAGCGGTAACTTGCTGGTGGGGACTACGACATCACCAAGTGGTGCAGGAAATATTGCTCTTGGGTCAAATGTATTGCGGCCTAACACGGGCTATTTATTGATAGAGCCTAAATATCCAAGTCCTACGGCTGGCTACTATTTTTACGACACAACATCTGGGTTTTTCTCTTTACCTGACAACACTAATCCCCTTGGTAATGCAAGTTACAGATGGACAACTGTTTACGCAACAACTGCACTAATTAACACTTCTGATGTAAATACGAAACAACAGATTCGCAGTTTAAATGATGCTGAAAAAGCAGTAGCACAATCCATCAAGGGCTTGATTAAAGCGTACAAATTTAATGACTCGGTTGCAGAAAAAGGCGATGGTGCAAGGATTCACGTTGGTGTAATTGCACAAGATGTTCAAGCGGCATTTACTGCTCAAGGTTTAGATTCAAATAAATACTCAATGTTCTGCTCTGACACTTGGTACGAAGTTGATGGGAAAGCACGCAGTGAGAAAGATGGATTTTATACAAAAGACACACCCAATGCCGTAGAAGTCACCCGTCTTGGTATTCGTTATGACGAACTTCTAGCGTTTGTAATATCAACACTTTAAAAGGAAAATATCATGACTACTACTTGGACTATCTCAACACTTGAGCGTGAAACCTCAAACGGCTTTGTAACGACTGCACATTGGCAAGCCACAGCAGTAGATGGAGACTACACAGCCTCTATCTATTCAACTTGCTCATGGGCTGATGGCACACCAACGATTCCCTATGCAGACCTGACACAAGAAACTGTGCTTGGATGGGTATGGGCTAATGGGGTTGATAAACAAGCCACAGAAGATGCTCTGGCGGCTAATATTGCTTTGCAGAAGAACCCTGTTACTGCTACTGGCACACCTTGGGCTGCTGCTGAGTAATAAACATGGTAGACGAGCCAGTCACTCACGAACACATCTATGAGCGTTTACTGGCTGTAGAGGCTAAGGTAGACAACATAGAGAAGAATACACAAGATGTAATCAAAGCCTTTAACGCTGCCTCAGGTGCTTTCCTAGTACTTGAGTGGATCGCTAAAGCTGTGAAGCCTATTATTATCATAGGTGCTTTCTTCGGAGCTATTTGGTTAGCTATTGACAATCGTTTTAATGGAGTTAAGTAATATGAATATGCCTATGCGTGGTCAACGTACTGCTAAGAATAAGATGAAGAAGGTTATGGGTGAGTACAAAGAAGGTACTCTCCACAGTGGTAAAGGTGGCCCTGTGGTGAAGTCCAGAACTCAAGCAGTTGCGATTGCCCTGAGTGAAGCTGATAGAGCTAAGAGAAAAACTGGTAGAAATAAGAAGTAAAGGACATATAAATGGCTACGTATTTAGACGTTGTGAACAATGTGCTCAGACGCTTGCGTGAGCCTACTGTTACTGCTGTAAATGATACTGATTATTCTAGGCTTGTAGGTATCTGGATTAATGACTCTAAGCGTGAGATTGAAGATTCCCATGACTGGAATGCTTTAAGCAATACCATTGTAGTTACAACTGTGGCTAACACTCGTAACTATACTCTCACAGGTTCAGGTCAAAGATTCACCACCAGTGATGTACTTAACGACACTGATGACTTCTCAATGCGACCAGTTAATCGTGACTGGCTTAACCGTATGTACTACTTAGGTACATCAACACCAGCATCACCAACATACTATGCTTATAATGGTGTAGACAGTAATGGTGATACTAAGGTAGATTTATACCCTAATCCTGATGGTGTATATTCATTGAGGTTTGAGTTAGTTATCCCTACAGTGGATCTAGTGAATGACTCAGATACTCTCTTGATACCCTCTCACTTGCCTCCTCTGTTGGCATACTCTAAAGCTATTGCTGAGCGAGGTGAAGACTCAGGTGTAACATCATCTGAAGCTTACCTGATGTACAGATTAGCCTTGTCAGATGCTATTGCCTTGGAGAGAAATCGTTATGAAGACTCAGTAGTTTGGAGTGCTGTGTAAATGGCTGAACAACTGCTAACAACAACAGTTCAAGCTCCCGGCTTCATGGGACTGAACTTGCAAGACTCATCTGTCAATCTAGACAATGGGTTTGCAACTGTTGCTCAGAACTGTGTCATTGACAGGTTCGGACGTATTGGTGCTAGGAAGGGATGGTCAGCAGCTCACTCTTCCTTAGCAGCTTTAACAGGTTACTATGTAAAAGCTATTGGTGAGTTAATTGATAATGCTGGTAACTCTTACATTGTAGCTACAGGTAACAATAAACTATTTAAGTTAGTAGGTACAACACTATCTGAGTTAACCTACGGAGGCGGTGGTACAGCTCCTACCATTACAGCTGACCACTGGCAGATGGCTCCGTTGAATGGATGCTTATACCTGTACCAAGCTGGACATGATCCTCTGGTGTTTGACCCAGCAACTAGCTCAACTACTTATAAGCGTATCTCTGAGAAGACTGGCTACGTAGCTACAGTATCTAGTAATAACTGTGTTATCAGTGCCTATGGTCGTACATGGAGTGCTAATAACAGTACCAATAAGAGTATTGTACAGTTCTCAGACCTCTTAGCAGGTCATGTATTAAGTACAGGTACAGCTGGTACATTGGATGTATCTCAGGTGTGGCCCGCAGGAGCTGATGAGATTACAGCACTGGCTGCACACAATGGCTTCTTAATTATCTTTGGTCGTAGACAGATTCTTATATATTCAAATGCTACAGACCCTAATAACCTTACACTATCTGATTCTATAACAGGTATTGGATGCTTTGCTAGAGACTCAGTAGTTAAGACTGGTAGCGATATTGTCTTCCTAACAGACACGGGTGTACGTTCATTGATGCGTACCATTCAAGAGAAGTCAGCTCCAATGAGGGAGTTAAGCTTGAATGTTAAGGATGCTTTGGTAGAGGATTTAAATTCTGAGACTGCAGTTAATATCAAGGCTGTATATTCAGATAAGGATGCCTTCTACTTATTGTCTCTACCTACAGTCAATACTGTCTATTGCTTTGATATGCGAGGACAGCTTCAGAATGGTGCAGCTAAGACTACAACGTGGAATAACATTACTCCTAGAGCTTTCTTCTACACTCGCAATAAAGATTTATTGTTAGGACAAGATGGTTTTATTGCAAAATATAATACAAACCTTGACAGTGCTGAGACTTATAGAGTACAATACTATACTAACTACTTTGACTTTGGTAGCCCTACATCTTTGAAGATGTTAAAGAAGATTAACTTAACATTCATTGGTGGTAACTCAGCTACAGTGTTTATTAAGTATGGGTTTGATTTCAGTGCTGCATATCAGTCTAGAACCATTGCATTAGGTAGTACATCAATAGCTGAGTATGGTATTGCTGAGTATAACATCGGTGAATACACAGCTGGTATTGTGTTTGATAATCAACAGATTCAAGCAAGTGGTTCAGGTAATGTCTTACAGATTGGCATGGAATTAGATGTTAATGGTTTTGAGATTTCATTACAAAAGCTTGACTGCTATGTCAAAGCTGGACGTATAAGATAACTAGGAGATTAATGTGAGTAATTACACCAAGAGTACAGATTTTGCAATCAAAGACTCATTGTCTACAGGAAACCCCAGTAAGCTTGTAAAAGGTACTGAGATTGATACTGAGTTTTCAGCTATTCAATCAGCTGTTAACTCTAAAGCTGACAAAGCTAACCCAACATTCACTGGAACTATTACAGCTGTTAACGTAACAGTTTCAGGAACATTTACAGCAACCGTGGATGGAGGCACATACTAATATGGCTATTGATTGGACAAATTTACTTGGGACTATAGGTTCCAGTGCCGTAGGTGCTATAGGCACTAACTACGCAGCTAACCAAGCTGCTGCTGATGCTACTCAGTCAGCTCAAACAGCTGCTCAGATGGCACAGTTCCGTCCTGTAGGTATCACCACTAGGTTCGGTAAGTCAGGCTTTCAGTATGACCCTACTTCAGGACAACTCACGGGTGCTGGCTACCAAGTAGCTCCAGATGTAGCTGCAGCTCGTGAAGGCTTGATGGGCTTAGCTGGTACTGGCTTAGGTCAAGCTCAAGAGATTCAAGCATACCAGCCTAATGTAAATGCTCAAGCTGCAGGTCTATTTAACTTAGGTGCTGGCTATATAGCTCAGACACCTCAAGCACAAGCTCAGCAGTACATAACTCAACAGCAACAACTGTTAGCTCCGGGTCGTGAACAAGCATTGGCTAACCTGACTAACCAACAGCAACAGCAAGGTCGTTTAGGTCTAGCCACTGGTGGAACTATGGCAGGCTACAGTGCAGGTGCTCCCGGCTTACAGGCTACTAATCCTCAGATGGCTGCATACTACAATGCTCAAGCTCAGCAGGATGCACAGTTGGCTGCACAGGCTCAGATGGCTGGACAACAACAAGCTACATTCGGTCAGGGATTGATGACTGGCGGTATAAACTTGGCAGGTCAAGGCTTTGGCTTACAAAGTCAAGCTCTTGCTCCTTACACTCAGTATGCTCAACAAGCTATTAACTTAGAGAACCAAGGCTTGAATGCTTTGACTCAAGGTGCTTCATTAGGTTCATTAGGTGCATCACAAGCTCAAGCAGCAGCAAATCAGTATGCAGCAGGTCAGTCAACTGCTAACCAAGCTCAACGAGCAGCCTTGCAAGGTACTGTAGCTGGCTTAACAGATCCTATCAGTCAGCTGATTAGAGGGTTGTCTGCAACACCTAACGCATCTCAGCAGTTTAACCAAGCTGTAAATTATGCTACTACATCACCTACAGGCTCTTGGCTTGATTTCTAAGGAATAACATGGCTACACAATCAATTCAAGGTTTGTTTGGAGGCATGGCTTCTCCTGAGGAAATGCAGCGTCAAATGCTAGAACAGAGAGCTGCAAAGTTTGCTGAGTTAACTCAGAACCAGCAACTTAGTTCTATGGGTTACAAGGGGGGTGCTAACTTAGGACAAGGCTTAGCAAGTGCTTTTGGTGTGGACATTCAAGACCCCACTATCAAGAAAGCTACAATGCTTCGTCAACTTGCAAGTCAGTACAATACCAATACAGCTAAAGGTCTTCGTGACATGGCTGCAGCTTTACAGCCTACAGATCCTGAGTCAGCTTTCCAGTTAACTCAACGTGCTATGGCTATGGATGAAGCAGCTCAGAAATCACGTAAAGAAGAAGCTGAGATTACATTAAAGGGTGCTCAAACAGCTAAGGCTGGTTTTGAAACTCAAGAAATATCTGATAAACAAGCAGCTAAGGGTGCTCGTGTTCAAATGTTGACAGAGGCTGGTTTAGGTGCGTCTGAGGCTATGGGTATTGCTTCTAATGATACAGCTTTTGCCAAGTACATTGAAACCAAGAAAGTACCAGTACCTTCTGATTATGCTGTACAAGCACAGAAGCTAGGATACACAGCTAAGCCTTATTTAAGTGATTACACACCAGATCAAGTTAAGAAGATGGAAGAGGGCGTAGTTGCTAATAAGACAGCTGTTGCTAGAGCTGGTGCTGCAGTTAATAAGCCTATAGATGTTGCAGCTATTATCAAAGAGATTGGTACTAAAGAAGATATTAAAGATAAAGCTAATACATGGAAAACTGCTGGAGATGCTTATAAGGTGCAAGTTCCAATGGTTGAAAAGCTTAAAGAAGTTAGGAATAACCTGCCAGCAACATTTACAGGTACTTTCTCAGAGACTGCACTACAGTTTGGTAAAGCATTATCAGCATTTGGTGTGCCTGTTGATGAGAATAAATTGTCTAATACAGAATACATGAACAGTGTTTCTTCACAGGTTCTACAGACTATTGCTCGTAACTTTCCCGGTTCATTGGCTGTTAAAGAGATGGATCAGTTGGTTAAGAGTAAGTTTAGTAGCCCACAACAAATCAAGACTATTGCACGTATCTTGAATGATCTACAAACTGAGATTGAAGCTGGTACTAAGAGTTATGAACAACTGGCTAAGTTACCAGAGACTGAGCGTTACTCTAAAGACTTGAATCTGTTAACAGGTCAGAACTTTACTAAATTGAAGCGTTATCGTGATCTTGAAACCAAGGCTAAAGAAGCTTTAAAGACAAAACAACCAATGACTAAAGCAGAAGTTGAAGAAGCTCAGAAACTGCAAAAAGAACTAGAGGTTAAATAATATGGATTGGAGCACTGTGCCTGTTGAAGGCGAACAAATGCAAGCAGCTAAC